GAATTATTTGAACATCCAAGAATGAAGGATTTAAAAAATGTTACTTTCGAGACAAATACAACGCAGACTTTACACAAGGATTTTGAAGACTATCTTAGAAAACAAGACAAATTCCAAGTCACTTGGAGTTGCTCTCCGAAACTTTCCGTATCGGGTGAGCCTTGGAACACTGCTATCAAACCTGAGATTGCTAGGTCTTATAACGGGATTCCTAATAGTGAAATGTATTTCAAATTTGTGGTCGCTGATGCTTCCGATGTTGACGAAGTTTCAAAAGCAGTTGCCGAGTACAATCAAGTGGGAATCAACGTTCCCGTTTATGTCATGCCACTGGGAGGAAGATCAGAAACATATATCCTCAACACAAAAAAAGTCGCCGAACTTGCAATGGCAAGAGGATGGAGATACACTCCAAGACTACACGTCGACATATTCGGAAATGCCTGGGGGACTTGATAAGATAAACAAAGACAAAATGGAGAACAAAAATGGACATAATTAAAAAAATTAAGCAAGTAAAGGACAAGTTTGTTAAGAAGAAAGAAACAACTTCTGAAGAAACAAGTAAAAATCCAAAGTTAGAAGCATTAATGAAAGAAAAAGAACAAGCAACAGCAAAAGGAGAACCTTGGGTTGCTGTGTTAGATACAAAAATTAATCAGGAAAACATTAGAAATGGATTCTTTGAATTAGATTGGAACAATGAATTCATTGAAAAATTGTTGGACGCAGGATATAAAGGCGAAACAAATGAACAAATAGTAGATGGTTGGTTCAGAACAATAGCCCAAAACATTCTTCAAGAAGAAGGATTAGATCCAACAAGAGGTGCTGGATACATTAATACTAAAAATTTAAGTGACGATAAGTCAGAAATAAGTTAAGGAGATAAAAATGACAGACTCAGACGAAAAACAAAGAGCACTGGATTCCTCTATGGAAAACGAGAGTGTAGGACATAAAGACAACTATGGTCCTATGGTGCAAATATCAATCAAAGAATATGATAGACTTAAAGAACGTAGCAGGTATATCACGGACAAAGACCTAATCGGTATGATTGATAAGTTAGAGTTCTTTGTAAAAGAATTAAGAAAACACATAGTTAGAGTAGATATTGATTGATGAATTATATAATTGTAGACACAGCCAATACATTTTTTAGAGCCAAACACGCAATACAGAGTGATTTGGATTCTAAGATAGGAATGGCTCTACATATTACATTAAACAGTATCCGTAAAGTATGGCAAGATTTTAAAGGTGACCATGTTGTATTTTGTTTGGAAGGTAGAAGTTGGCGTAAAGACTTTTATGAACCTTATAAACGTAATAGAAAAAATGCTAGAGATGCCAGAACAGAAAAAGAAGTTGAAGAAGATTTAGTATTTTGGGAAACATTTGATAATTTCAAAGAATTTATAGACACAAAAACAAACTGCACTGCTATTCAAAATCCTCAACTTGAAGCAGATGATTTAATTGCAGGCTGGGTTCAATCGCATCCAAATGATAATCATATTATTGTTTCAACAGATGGAGACTTTGCTCAATTGATTGCTCCTAATGTATGTCAGTATAACGGCATAACTGAAACTACAATCACTCATGAAGGATATTTTGACGCAAAAGGAAATAGAGTAATAGATAAAAAGACTAAAGAAGAAAAACCTGCACCTAATCCTCAATGGTTATTGTTTGAAAAATGTATGAGAGGCGATACTGCTGATAATGTATTCAGTGCTTATCCTGGTGTTAGAACAAAAGGAACTAAAAAGAAGGTTGGTTTACAAGATGCATTCGAAGACAGAGATTCTAAAGGATACAACTGGAATAACATGATGCTACAACGTTGGGTTGACCATAACGGCGACGAGCATAGAGTTATGGAAGACTTTCAAAGAAATGTAACCTTGTGTGACTTGACAGCACAACCTAAGGAAATAAGAACATTGATTGAGGATACTATCAACAATGTTAAACCTAAAACTGTTGAACAAGTAGGATTAAAATTAATAAAATTTTGTGCTAAATGGGATATGCAAAAAATTGCAGAATACCCACAAACATATGCAGAACCATTAAATGCAAAATATAAACTTAAAGAGGAGGCGACAGCATGACAAATAAATTTTTTGCAAAGCCGATATTAGAGAACAGATTCTGGATATTAGAATCTGATGGAGAAAAAGTAGGAACGATATGTAGACAAGAAGATAGAAGATATATGTTTAGTTGTTCCGATGGTACTAGAATATTCGACACTCAACAACAACTCCAAAAGAATTTTAATGGAGAATGGATGTGGGGTTCATCAATCAGTGCTCCAAAAGAAGAAAAAGAAAATGAAGATAATTCAGTTTATGATTATCCGTCAAAGTTTAAACCTTATAATATGGTGTTTGATGTAAAACGTAAATTACCTTTGTTTAATAAAAGTAAAAAATCAAAAAGTTTATATTGTGCTGGATACTATGTTATTCAGTTTGAAAAAGGTTGGGTAAGAAGTTATTGTCCTAAATTATTAACATTGGACAGTTATCCTTTTAAAGGCCCATTTAGAACATCATTAGAAATGAAAACGGAGTTAAGCAATGCCAACAAACGAACCTATTAACACAGCCAGTTTACAACAATTTATACAACAAGTTAAAGGTGCTGACCTCAGTAACCAAAAAGAAGTGCGTTTAGACATCAACACAGCCAAGCAAGTCACGTATAGCCTAGCAACAGTGTTGGCCCGTTTAGCGGGTAACTATGAGGGTCTAATGACACAAAAAACTACCACTGAAGCCGAAGCAATCGAAATAAAAGTAGACGGCGGTAATCTTTAATACTACCATAAAATAGATAAATACTCATATAACATGAGTAGACCTAAACCGACTATTTTACTGGAATTCACTGATCGCAAATCTTACAAGAGCGAACAGGTACTTGCGGCTGAAGGTATATGGGCAGTATTCTACAAACAAAAACCATTCAATTTAAAATCAGCAAATATGCTGAATAACTACCCGGGTCCAAAATACAAAAAAGTATCGTTTTCAAATCCTGGACACGCATTCAATCTAGCGAAGAAATTGAACACCATGTTCAACACTGAAGACTTCACGGTGGTCAAATTGACCCAGGGTGAAACTGTCAGTGAAAAATGAACTGGAAAGAAACCTACACCAAAATATTCTTAAAACAGGCTGAAATAGGTATCAGCGAAAACACTCTAAAAGAGTATATGCCAACTTGGTGGAAGAACACTAGGGACAAAGGTTCAGGAGGTTTACGATTGACTGATGCTGGTTTGGAGTTTATTAAAGAAAAGTTACAACTACAAACATATGATGTACCATTTCCTATTGATTTTAATCTTACCACTCAAACTATAATATTCCTAGACAAATATATAAACTGTCCTTACTACCTAGCAGATGATGGTGTAATTGTTACCAACGAAAAGAAAGCAATGGAATTAATGCTGTTTTCTGGAGATATTCGAAAATATGGTATCAATAAAGCACTTTCTAGGCTAGAAACATCAGAATAAGTTATCCACAGACGCTAGAACCCGCATAAACCTTGACTTCTTCGCGGTTGACTTTTGAACTACCAGAATGTATTATTAAGTATAACAACAAATTAACGAGGAGTACAAAATGGTAAAACAAAGTAAAACACAAGATGCTGGTCTTACAAGCAGACAACTTTCGCCTAATAAAGCAAAAGCAAGTATCTTACACGCATTAAAAATCAAAAGACCAATATTTTTATGGGGCGGCCCAGGTATTGGTAAATCAGATGTTATTCACCAAATTGGTAAAGATATCAATGCCAAAGTAATTGATATTAGATTAAGTTTATGGGAGCCTACAGATATTAAAGGTATTCCTTATTACAATTCTAAAGAAAACAATATGACTTGGGCAAGTCCGTCAGAATTGCCTACACAGGCATTGGCTAAAAAACATAAGCATATGATATTGTTTTTAGATGAGATGAATTCTGCGGCACCTTCAGTACAGGCGGCGGCTTATCAACTTATATTAAACAGAAGAGTAGGTCAATATGAATTGCCTGACAATGTATTGATTGTAGCGGCTGGTAACAGAGAGGCAGACAAAGGTGTTGTATACAGAATGCCTGCTCCGTTGGCAAACAGATTTATCCACTTAGAAATGAAAGCAGAGTTTGAAGACTGGTTTGAATGGTCAGTGGCTAACAATGTGAACAAAGACGTTGTTGGATATCTAACTTTTAGCAAGAAGGACCTATACGACTTTGATCCTAAATCACCAAGTAGGTCGTTTGCTACTCCGAGATCTTGGTCATTTGTGAGTGAATTACTTTCAGATGATTTAGATGAAAACACTATAACTGACTTGGTCAGTGGTGCAGTGGGTGAAGGACTTGCAGTTAAGTTCATGGCTCACAGAAAGGTGGCTTCACAGTTACCTAATCCTTCAGACATACTTGAAGGTAAAATAACAGAACTGAAATCGAAAGAAATATCAGCAATGTACTCGCTTACGGTTTCACTATGTTATGAACTCAAAGAAGCAAATGACAAAAAAGATAAGAAGTTTAATGACAAAGTTAATAAATTTCTTAGATTTATGATGGATAATTTTGATACAGAACTTGTTGTTATGGGTATCAAGATGGCATTAACTCAGTATCAATTACCGATTGATCCTGATGCAGTCAAATGTTTTGATGAATTCCACGAAAAATACGGCAAATATATTACTGCCGCTCAAAGCATCAAATAATAGTGTTGAATATAGGGCACTTTTTACCGGTGCCCTATACCAAAAAAGAGTTGACTAATTTACCAAAAGAAAGTATAATAGTATTATGAACACAGACACTTTAGAGATAGAAAAAAAAGAATTAAGTCCAGAAGAGTTAAAACACCTTAGAGCAGAAGTTATTGATAAAATTGTGGTTGCTAGAGTAGGACTGTTATTAAGACATCCGTTTTTTGGTAACATGGCTACAAGATTACAGATTAAAGAGTGTGATGAGTGGTGTCCAACTGCCGCAACTGATGGTAGAAACTTATTTTTTAACACAGAGTTTTTCAGCAAGATGACATCTAAAGAAATTGAATTCGTTATAGCACACGAAATACTTCATTGTGTATTTGATCATATGACAAGAAGAGAAGACAGAGATCCACAACTTCATAATATTGCTTGTGATTACATTGTGAACAATACTTTGGTTAGAGA